ACCGCAAATGCGTGTATTTTTTGGTCGAACACTGTTTCCGCGAATAAACCTTCAATCGCACCTCCTAATCCAATCAGGAGTGGTGGAGCCAACGAATTAACTACAGAAAAATAACCGGGAAATACTAAACCACCTAAATCTGAAAACGCATACATATTTAATGATGCGGATAGTATAAATGGTATTAATGTCACCCACGCCAATGGAAATGTAGAACCACCTGCGGTTTGTTTCCATTTAAAATTAAAGGTCGCTTTATAATCTTGATTACCCAGATAACCAATAAAGAATCCAAATACGGATAAAAATTTTAAGCAACCATAAAAATAACTTGGACCCAAAACAGCATATGAAAATGATTGTAATCCAATGTACTGCATATTGAAAATAAAAAAGTAGGCAACAATTCTTAACCATTGATTGTTTTTATCAGAAACAACAACATTTGTATTTTGTAATTCACCTCTTAATGGACTGTCAAAAGGAGCCACTTGCCAACCTTCATATGTATGCATCATAATACCTGGAAGACCACCAAAAAATGCGATTATTGGAGAAAGGAGAAATAAAAGAGTTCTTTGTGCGTCATTATCAAAATAATTCATCCATTTATCACTATTATTCAGTATAGACTGAGCCATTAGAAATGCTGGAATGATTGGCGTCCAATGAACAAGTTCGACCAGATTCAACATAAAAGCATTGGCGGTATGTGCCATACCAATATTATAAAGAGACGTTTTGGGTGAGGCTTTATTCCAACCCCATGACGGATTTGAAGGAAAGCCTATAGAAAACCAATTATTTTCAAAATAAAAATCGTCATTTTTTTTATGATAAGTTGTCATTTACTAATAATAAAAAAATGATTTTAAATACATTTTTAAATATACTTTAATGTTGTTAAATCTTCAATGGTGTAAATAAAAAACTTCTAAAATATCTTGTGAATCTAATCCTTCTTCTTTTTTGTATTTAGACATGAAAATACGGTCGTAACACCTGCATCACCGCCATCATCATCGCTATAATCATATTCTTCTTCACTCAATTCAGACCCAATATCTTCCAATTCCAATTCCTCATCCACATCATCTGACCCATTCACATCATCACTTTGTTCCAACTCATCACTGTCATTATCATCATCATCACTTCCATATTCTTCATCCTCATCACTGTCCACGACAAACCCGTCTTTCAAATAGCCGTGTTTCGTCTTTTTCTCCGCAGAAACGCCTTCCAACTCATCCACCTCATTTTCATCTTCGGCACAAGTCACTGCCAAATCCTCAAATCCCCCAAATAATTTCTCATATACTTTGTTCCATAATTCAAGAGTTAAATGACACAATCCGTATTCTGAATTGTCCTTTTTCACATGCGCAACCAATACGCAGTTACCGAAAAACAAGGTACTATCTACGGGTGGTGGAAAATCATATTTATTTTCAGTATTTGCCTTACCTTCGGTCTTACCGTAAAGCAATACAACATATTTTTTCCCGTCGATTTTAATATTAGACCATTCAGTTTGTTTCACAAAATCCTCAGCTTTTTTGAAACCGCATTTCTTGTATAGATCATCTTCTTTGTATTCCTTTATATTGAGACTTTTTAAAGTGCCATTTTTTTCAACAATAATCACTGAAATATTTTGTATTTCCATAGTTACTAATAATATTATAAATGGGTTTAAATAGTTTACACTAATAATATTAAGATTCATTATTTAGGAAATACAAATGAGAATATATGTCAATTCATATAATCCATTGGATATGTTAGATAAAATAAAAAAAATAGACGCTGATTTTAGCAAGTCCTCCAAATATATAGAAATTGTTTCAAACGAGGGGCTTTATAAAATAGAAAATAATAATTTATTTAAATTACACCCGGTTGATTATCCTGTACAACTTTTGAAACAATATTATAAAAATTTAGTGTTATTTATTGACAAAAGTTATTTTAAACCAGAAAATATATATTCGCAAATACCGCCTGAGCACGAGATTCGTGATATCACTTCTTTTTATTATGAGGTTTGTGACCCGAATTTATTATCCAAGAAAAAAAAGAATGATTATTCTATACAGCTCGTTGTAGAAGGAACATATAAGGAAAGTGAAATAAATTTACAAACAAATTCAAACAATGTAAATAATAAATATAATCGTTTTGTTCCGCATGATTTTTATTTTTTAGTAAATGACAATTTTGATTTTGACAATTATTTTTGTAAAGAAACAATCAATGAGTTTTTATCCCAGTTATTCTAATATTTACATAGTATAATTATATGTTATTTTGGACAGTTCAGACCATTCTTATATCATTTATTTTAATTTTTTTAGTCCATCATTTAATTACTTATTTCAAACAAATATTGACAGTGCCTAAAACAAAAGATTTAGTAAATTCACCGATTCAAAAATACAATGAGATGTTTAAAATTATTGGCGCCACAGAATCTCAGAATTCTAATATCAAGCCAGCGAATTCAAATATAAATATAGAAGATTATTTACCAAAACCAGGATTTACACCAGAAGAAATAAAAAATGATGTAAATCAAGAGATGAAGAACGAGCTTAAAAGTTTTTTAAAAAAACAAATGACTAATACGACAAACTCTACAACAACCGATATATCAACATTGGATTCCTTTGGGTCGTCGTCATATTATTCAAATTATTAGGGTTATCCCGATTTTTGGATTATAAAAATATAAAATATAATATAACTTTAAAATATACATGACTCTTTTACAAAGCGTGATTTTTATGATGCTCTTGAGTTTTTTTATACAATATTATGTCATGAGTGTCATTATGACGAATGAGATAACAAATATCCGCAATAGTTTAGGAAAAGTGTACATGTCCGGAATCATGGCACTCCTCATGGGAATCGTGGAAGTCGCCATGAATGATTATTACATGAATATGATTTCCACAAAATATTATATTGTTTTATTTATCCTTCTGGGAACATTATATTATATGTACAAGACGCAACAATATATATATGATCGTGATTATTTGAACGAAATGATAGAACATCATTCCATGGCTCTAACAACTTCGGGTGAAATATTGAAAAAGACGAGTGATCCAAAAGTTAAAATTTTAGCGTCTAAAATAATCAATACCCAAGAAGATGAAATACAATACATGAAGTCTTTATTGGGGAAATAAACATTTTTATGAATTATATAATAAAAAATAAAATCTATATAATATATAATGAAAAAGTATATATTTGTATTATGCCCTCCACATCATGGATCTACAATCATTGTAAATTTATTATCTAGTTCTAGTAAGGTATCTACATTTTTAAATGTTAATGCGTTTGGCGAATCTCAATCTTTATATAAAACTAGCGGAGATATTACATATCCAGAAAACAAATGGGACCCAAATTATGAGTTAAATATGGATATGGTGAATAATGTATTTGATACATACTTTGATAATGAAAAAACATTTTTTGTAGAAAAATCGCCACCAATGATATGTAGAGCTGAAAAATTTCAAGAATATTTTTCAAAAATTGGAGAAGTTTATTTTATTATTTCAATTCGTAATCCATATAGTCTAAATTATGCTGATAAAGTAGATGATTGGGTAAAATATGCGGAATACCAAAAAAAAAATATAGAAACATTAAAAAATACAATTGTTACGAGTTATGAAGAAATATGTTTACATTTAGATAATTTTATTTTAAAAATAAAAGAAAAAATTCCGGAACTAGATGATATAGAAAATAGGGATAATGAAAATTCTAAAAATAATAAATTAGAAAGAGTTAAAAAAATACATAGTAATAAAGTAGATAGATGTTTACAAAAAAAACCAAGAACAACCGTTCTTAAAAACAATATGGAACTATTACAATATTTTGGATATGAAATTCTTGAATAAAATTTCAAAAATGTAGATTTCAAATATTTATAAATAATATTTTGAATATTGTCACGATTTATTCATATAAAACCAAATATTTATAATTCCTAAAACAAAAGATTTTGTGATTTTGTCAATTCAAAAATACAATACATGAAGTCTTTATTGGGAAAATAAATATTTTTATGAATTATATAATAAAAAATAAAATCTATATAATATATAATGAAAAAGTATATATTTGTGTTATGTCCTCCACAACAAGGATCAACAATCATTGTAAATTTATTATCTAGTTCAAAGAAAGTTTCATCATTAATGAATGTTCAACAACATGGAGAGTCACAATGGTTGTATAAAAATCACGGAGATACAAATTATGAAGATAATAGATGGGATCCAAATTATGAATTAGATATGGATGTGGTAAAAAATGTATTTGATATATACTTTGATAATGAAAAAACATTTTTTGTAGAAAAATCGCCACCAATGATATGTAGAGCTGAAAAATTTCAAGAATACTTTTCAAAAATCGGAGAGGTTTATTTTATTATTTCAATTCGTAATCCATATAGTGTAAATAATTATCATACTATTCATGAATGGGTAAAATTTGCCGAATACCAAAAAAAAAATATAGAAACATTAAAAAATACAATTGTTACGAGTTATGAAGAAATATGTTTACATTTAGATAATTTTATTTTGAAAATACAAGAAAAAATTCCGGAACTAGATGATATAAAAAATTGGGATAACAATCTTGCGAAAAACCCGACTTTTGAAAGATCTAAAATGATACATGATAATAAAGTGAATCGGTGTATAAATAAAGAAGAAAAAACACAAGTTCTTAAAAATAATATAGAATTATTACATTATTTTGGTTATGAAATTATTGAATAAAATTTAGAAAATGTATAATTAATATTTTCAAGTGATTTAAAGATTTTGTAATGAATATATATACATTACAACATCAAAGAATGTTAAAAGACTACGAAAAAGAAGAAATCATAAAAAATTTCCCTACTATAGAACTTTCTTATGAAACAATAGGACATAATAAAGTTTACGATTTCATTTTATGTATTCCAGAGGGAAAAAAGGTTTTTGCCTGGTTTACGACATATAAAAAACAAAATGTCTGTTTTTTGATGGAAATCAATACAGAAACAAAACAATTTATAAATATAGAATACGCGGTCTGTTGTTTTCATGATCATTTGAGTTTTGGGACGATTTTTTATGGAACGGTATTCAAATATGATAATACTCGTTTCTTTTCAGTGGAGGACTTGTATTACGTCAAAGGTCGCTCAGTACATATGAAAAATTATAGTGAAAAACTGGAATTATTGAAACATATTTTCATAAAGGATATCAAACAAGTATCATATTATCAATACCAAATGGTATTTGGTCTCCCAGTGATTGATACGAATTACCAACATATTTTGAATATTGCTACGATTCTTCCTTACAAAATTAAATATTTACAATTTAGACAAAACAGCAAACATTCGCCAATCGTGAATTGTGTATATTATAAATCGAATTTAGGAGAAAAAAGGTACGGCAACAATAACGCACCTCAACAAAAGAATGAATACATATTCAATGTGAAACCAGAAATACAAAGTGATATTTATGGGTTGTATGTGTATAATCATGATACTAAAATTTGTGATTATTATGTAGAGACCGCATGTATACCAGATTTTAAAACAAGTGTCATGATGAATAAATTATTTAGAAAAATCAAAGAAAACGAGAATTTGGATGCTTTAGAAGAAAGTGACGATGAGGAAGAATTTGAAAACCAGGACATAGATAAATTTGTTCATTTGGACAAAGAATACAATATGGTATGTGAGTATAATTACAAACATAAAAAATGGACGCCATTACGTTTAGCACCGCGGGGACAACGAGTGGTGAATAAAAATGATTTAGGTCGTTTATAATTTTACAAAATCATAAAAAAACAAAATATAATCGTATCTTATATATAATGGCAACCATGAATATAAATTCACCCTTAAGTCCCTTTACATTTAAAGGCGATATTATGACGCCAAGCGCTAATATAAATCCCAATTTAGTAAATGTAGATAATTCGAGTTATTCTGGAGGTTTTGGAACTACAGAAACATCGCGCAATTTTCCGTCAGTTTTAAACAAATTACCAATTAGTAATGTTGAAGCAGCTGCTGCGTCAAAAATACAAAGTGGTGGTAAAACAAGAAAAAATAAAAACATATTTAAATTAAAAATAAAAAATATTGTTAATAAATATAAGAAGATGAAGTCAAAATTTAGTAAAAAGATGACATTAAAGAAAATGAAACGAAGATTATCAAAAATGTTCGGTATGAAAAAATCAAGACATGTAAGACATGTAAGACATTCAAGAAAACATCGGGCATCATCTCGTAAAATGAAAATGCGCGGTGGTGGATACCATCAATACATGGGAAATGTTCCAAACACACCAGTATATTCAACCGGTGGCACTTTACCACCAAGTTTATTAGGATTAGCAAATCCAGTTCCATATCAAGTATTAGCCAATACAGGCGCTTGTACTGATAATTACAATCATTTTACCAATAGTGGAAAACAAATATGGTAAATTTCATAATCCATTAGTAAAGCTTTAATCTGAATATATATCTAAAAATATATTCAAATATTCCAACCGTTACAAATTTAGTAATTTTACAATATTTACAATGATTATTTATATAGAAATGAGGTGATAATTTATATAAATTTTTATTCGGATTTTCAGAACAATAATTATCATTATTTTGATATTGTATTTTATACATGAATTTTGACAAGTTTTTTGTATTGTATTATATTAGTAAAATAAATAAAATAATTGAAAAACTAAAATAAATCAATTTTATTTTTGAAATAAAATTTTCTTTTGATTATATATGACTCCTTTAGAAATATTATTAGCAGTATTTGGAATATTAATTGTAGGTGGAACATCATATGAATTATATAATGAAACAAAATCGCATCATAGATCAAAACAACATCGCCATTCTGAAAAATATAATCATAAGTCAGCGTCCAAATCAAACAAAGATTTTTTTGGATTGTTTAAAAAATCGCGAAAAAGTAAAAACAAAAGTCAAGATAAAAGCAAAAAATTATCACCTCGCACAAGTAGAAAATTATTTAATATATTTAAAAATACATCAATAAACAAAAAAACAACTAGTAAAAAATTAAAAAGCGAGAAACGTAGAAAACATACAAGCAGTATGACAAGTTCAGAAAAAAGACAATACTATTTGAATAAATTCAAACATAACGTTCACAAGACGAAAAAAAGAAGAAGAAGAGTATATATTTAATTTAGACCCTTGAAGATGTAAGAATTTTTTAATGTAAAACATTCATTATTACTAAAAAATATTAAAAACAATGGTTTATTATGTATAAATATAAATGCTGTTTTTATACATATTTTTATTTATTAGCTCCGTCTATTCTTTAGAAGTGAAACCAGTAAAATTATGTGTAAATTGTAAACATTTTTTATTGGAACATTCTTTGGCGAATCAAGAAAATGGAAAATGTTTATTATTTCCAATAAAAAAAAAGGATAAAAAAAAAATTGTTGGTGGACACGTAACAACTCCAGTAGATTATGAAAAATGTATAATTGTAAGAAATAATGAAGATATGTGTGGTAAAAAAGGCAAATATTATGAGCACAAACACGGAAATAATGAGGACATGAAAGAGTTTTTGAAAAAGTTGATGAGAAAATTTCCAAGAAATGATGATATGGAGTTTTTACAATGTCCAAATTGGAGTTGTTAGATTATGTATATGTATCATTTTTGTTCCGTTTTCTTTTTAATTGGAATCAAACATTTTCCTTGTAGCAAATCATTTTTTTCATTTGTTTCATCGTTAATCGAAACACCACATTCAGATCCATCATTTTTGGGGTTATATAAAACTTTCCAGGTTTTTACATCAGGATTATAATTCAAATTACACGAATGAATGATTTTATAGTTTTGTTTTCTATAAAATGTTTTACGCTTCGACCATTGGTTCTTGAATGGTTGATGCTCGTCAATAATATCCACTACAATAGGTGATCCGTGTTTTTCACGAAGAATACGACCTACGGCTTGTTCTATATCTGTTTTAGGTGTAGCCATAATAAGCGTAGTTAATGTCTTGATATCCAATGCTTCCGCAGCCATAGAATACGTGGCAATAATTACCTTTTTTGACTCACTTTCTTTTAATGCTGCTTCTTTCATACCACCTACATAATAACCGACCGTCGCAATATTTCGTATTTCAATCGCATCATACAAATATTTCAATAAATTTTTATTATGCGCCAAAATCATTATCTGTTGTTTAATATTTTTTTTATTGCTTTCTCATAATAAATCTACAAAAATATTCATCATAAATTCACTACGATGATTAAACCCGCACAATTTGGTAATCATGGTGCTATATTGAACTTGACCGCGGTAATCCGTAGCGACTTCTTTAAAATCCTCATCATTGGAGACATAATCGATCGCCCTGACAACAACACTGTATTTCTCATCTCGTTCTCCCTTGTAAACGACGTCGCCCAAAAACATTTTAAATATTTTGGTCGTTCCATCTTTGCGATTCATGGTCGCGGATAATCCCAACATATATTTGGTAACAATTTTGAAGAGAGCACACGAAAATACCTCACTTGATATATGGTGGACTTCATCTATAATAGTTAACCCAAAACTGTCAAACATGGATCCAGGATAATCCTTCATAGATAACGACTGTAGCATACCAATGACAATATCCTTGTTTTCAATATCAACAATTTGACCCTGGATTTTTCCTACGCGCGCGCCGGGAAGAAACTGACTAATGCGTTCAATCCACTGATTCATGAGGAATTCTTTGTGGACGATCACTAAAGTTTTTTTACGCAATACGCTAATAATATTAATAGACAATATAGTTTTTCCGTATGCACATGGGAGTTCAAGTAATCCACAACCACCATCACCACCAGACTTGCCTACATGATCAATATAAGTTTTTACCACGGGTTTTTGATTGTCACGCAAATCGCCCATAAACTGAACGCTAATATCGTCACCTGGAGGTATTTTGTTTTTTGTATGGGGACCGAAATAGGATTCACCAAAATAACGCGGAACATAAAATTTATTATCGGATTCGCGATATACGGGGAATGTATGGTGTGCCTGAGTCATACCCACACCTTGCGTCATGGGTTTTGCTGTTAATTCGCGTTTTAATTCTTCTTGTTGTTCAGGTGTTAATTCGTTTTTCATGACAGTGTATCCTTTTTGTCCGAGGTATCCAAGTGGTTTATTCGGGGTGTTATCAAACGATCCGATAGTTATAAAATCATTTAGTAAATTTGGAGCTTTTGGAGGTTGATGTGAGGTTTTCTTTTTAAAATACATTCGATTTTGTATATATTTTGTATATTGTATTTATTTAGTAAAATATTTTAAAGTCAATTTTTATTTTGATTTATTTTAAAATTTGAATTTTGAAATTAAATATCAAATTATCAAAGAATATAATCTATGAATATGATATATGGAAAGTTTTGATAGTCTATTCAAAAAACAAAATATGGGTCAAGTCATTTTATTAATTTTATTCATTATTTATTTACTCGCTGGATACAAGACCCCAGAATTATTAGCAAAGGGAATCGACACTATGATCGGAAAAATCGTAGTCGTGGTTGTTGCGATTTTGTTATTTTGCAAGTGTAATCCAATTTTAGGTGTATTAGGATTCGTCGTCGCTTATGTATTAATTCGCCGTTCTGAAATGAAAACCGGAACTTATGCCCTTGAAAGATATATGCCTACTGAAGAAAAGAAGGCGTCTAATTTGAGCGCATTTAATCAATTTCCGTATACTTTAGAACAAGAAATGGTGAGTAAAATGGCACCTATTGAACATACTGTATATGAACCTGCGTCTTTTGTCCCATTATTAGACAATACTCATGATGCTTTACCTGTGTAAATATATATGTTTATCCAATGTAAACATGTATATTTTATTATTCAATATTCATATCAAAAGATTTTATAAAATAATTTTTCAAAAAATATGCGAGAACAAAAACTGTAACAATTATAATAATAATTACAAAATATAACATACCATCGTTATTCATAAGATTTAACGCATTGGATGATTTATTTTTTACATAATCTTCCATTGGCTCACCAATATCAAGTGCCTGACAATCCATTGTTAAATTACTTAATGAAGCGGAAATACTTGGTCCGCCAGTATTTACGTAAATGGGCGCAGATACAACGGCGGGATTACTTGTGACCCGTATTATTATTTTTTGTAATATGCTTAAACTATCATTTGTTATTCCAATCGCATCTGAAAATCCATACACAATTACATCGCGCGATCCACTGCTATAAGTATAAAATGATTTTTTCGGAACAACATCGTTTAAAGTGAAATTGCCAGTCCCTTTATTTGTATTTTTCCCAGCGGATGGTGCCATCGTGGATACGGCTTTGATAATATTATTTATTATAATAGAACCACTGACAGTAATACCATAAACATTTATTGGTATATAAACCATGAGACTATTTCCTCCATACAATGGAACATGTGTAATACAAATTTCTCCACTTACGTATCCGCCATTATAATAATGTAATGATGGAGAATAAATATTAATGCTTGAAACCTTGTATTGTATGTTATTATATGTAACACTTGGGTTATCGTTATAGGTTACTTGTATATATGTTCCAAAATTTGTTGCGGTTGGATTTGATACCGAACTATAATTAAATGAATAATCGCATTTTAATTTACATTCACCGGCAACATTTTGTGATGAAATATTTAATGGTTTCATTGTTGAAACAGCCGCAGCACTCCCTGCTATAGCCCGTGTGTTTGATTTTACTTGAGCGGATGATGAAGCAGGTTGAGTTGATTTAGCTTTTGTTTTAGGTTGATTTTTTTTAGCTTGATTCTTTTTAGGTGCCATAATTATATATTATATATTATATAAATAATGAGATAAATAATTAAATATTATTTTTTAAATTATATATAATTATGAAATTAACTAAAGGTAAATTAATAAAATTATATGATAAAAAAAAGCAAACAATGAAAAAATACAAAACATCGTATCAAAAATCAACAGAAAAAAACAAGTCAATCAAGAACAAAAAAGCAGTGAATTTACATAATACAACATTAAAACGTTTAGAAATATAATAAAAATATATGTTAACTATTAACTATTTTAGCAATGAATACACTATATATCATTCCTTATTCTGCTACAGGTATTTCCATTGTTGCTAGATTCATTTTTATGTATTTGCTCTATACAAAAAAATCAACAAATATATATTCATTGGTTTTTTGTATATTGAATATCATATCGTCATCATTATGGATAAATTATAGTATCATTGTTTCAGATTTACCGATTACAGTTCGTGGTTCAAGTGATTTAGTATTATTCACTATTTCATGCATGTATATTTTATATAATAGAAATCAAGAATACCGCATTTCAAAATTAGTCTTACCAAGGTAAATATTGTATTGTATTGGTTTCATAAACAGTCACTTTAAATCCCTGATTATAACCCTCAACGAAAACACGGTCGCCACTATTTAGTTGATCACAACCATATTCATTCGTACAACTACGACCATTATAAATAATGGGTAATTTTACACTGTTATTTTGGTCACTCATAGTATAATATTGCCATTTGTCGCGATTTATATATAGAGGTCGTCCCATTAAAGGCAATATTTTATCTTTTTTACTGTTATTATGTAGAGGTGTTAAAATTCCCATTTGACGATAACTTGTATCAACAACACCAGGATTTGTTGATATATTAATAGGAACGACACGTCTTGGATTAGGTACAAAATAACGTTCATCGGCAAGAGGTGGTACGTATGGGTTCAATAATACATCGGGGGTTTGATTATTATATGGATAATTGGGAATCAAATCTGGAACAACTAGTTGACCTCGTGGTTCACGGTCTTTTTTTACATTGACAATAACATTGTTTTCTTTCTTAAGAACACTAATATAAAGTAAATATCCTAAAATAAAAATAAACAATACAAGAAAAAAGAGTGTTACATTTTCAATACATATGACTCCAGGAATACATTTTTTGTTTGGCATATATATTATATATATAATATATGTCAAATAATATATCAATCAAATACTGAGTATTTAATTTCCTTCTACGGGCATTTGTAAATTTTTACCTACATTTGTTAAACTACCCAAATTCTTTAAATCAAATCCTTGTAATAAACCTTTGGCTTGTTCCATTAATGGGCTCATACTTTTCATTGCGTCGGCTAATTGTAGCTGTTGTTTCATTAATTTTTGAGTATCATCCGTTAATTGCTTAATACCATTTCCTCCTAAAATCTTGTTTAAATCCTCATATGCGTCTTCTACGGTAGAGGCATAATCGATTCTGTTTGGTTTATTATACATGGAAGACATTTTTTCTTTTTTATTCTTTTTAGATTCTTCTATTATTCGTTCGTTTCTATTTTGTTTCTTTACTAAGTCATCTATCATTTCATTTTTAACTTTTATTTCACGATTTACCTTCTCGGCTTCATCATATTTACGCTCTTTCACCAATTTAGCCTTTTCTTCCTTCAGTTCTCGGATTTCACGATAGATTATATCTATCATTTCCTCAAATTTTTCAACTTTTTTCTTAGCATCCTCGACGTTAGAATCTTTATTAGACGCATTTTCAAAACTCTCCTTTACTTTTTTTCCAACCATGAATACGCTTGTTAATACCAAAGGAATGGTTAAAATAATAATCATATTTTTGCTAAAATAGCGTGTTAAGAAAGCTACTAAAACAAAGAATACAATAGAATTAATATTTCCAGTAACCATATATCCAAAAAGATTGATGATTGCTAAAATAAAAACAAAATATAAAACATATTTATTTTCAAGTATTTTTGATAAATTTTTTTTATCCATAAATTTTGGTATTTTTATCATTATATATATTACAATTAAAAAAAAATAATAAATATTATTAATTATTTATTACTTTTTACCTTTTATTTTGTTCTTTCGTTTTTTAACGTATTTTTTATTCGCTTCAATTTCTTTTATTAAATATTTTAAATAATCATTTTTTGCTTTTAACGCATTTTTTTGTTGAGAAGTACTTATTCCATTAGCAATCATATCATTAATTTGTGATTGAACTTCTATTACTTTTGTATGTATATTTTTTTTAGCCATGTTTGCGAAACTTTCCTTTACTTTTTCCCCAATCATTAAAACACTTGTTAATAATAAAGGAACAGTTAATACAATAGTATAATTTTTACTAAATAGATGTGTTACATATCCGATACAAACAAAAAATATGATGGAACTAAAATTTCCACTCATTAAATATCCTAAAAGATATATAGCTGATAATATAATGACAAAATATGAAACATATTTATTGTCAATCATTTCTGTTAAATTAGAATTATTCATTATTTTTGTAATTTTCATTACTATATATATATTTATATAAAATAAATAAAAATAACTAAAAAAATTGATAAAAATTAATTA